TAATGGGCGAATTCGAGGCATTGCTAAATGAATACGCGGCTACTGTTGTCGAGCGTGCAAAATCCAATTTGCGCATCAAACGCAGGGTGCGTGGCAAAGTGGTTAATCGTGTTGCATCAGGACACTTGCTTAATTCACTCACGTATAAATTACGCATTCGCTATCGCAAGCCAACGTTAGACTTCACAGTTGACAATGAGCAAGCAGGGCAGTATGCTGATGTCATTGAATGGGGAAGAAAGCCCGGTGCAAAGATGCCTCCACCGAGTGAAATCGAAAAGTGGATTAAAATTAAACCGCTCAAATTGCGCAATAGGCAAGGTGAATTTATCAAGTCCACTGAAAGCAATATAAAAAGCGCAGCATTTGCCATTGCAAAAAGCATCGGCAAAAATGGTATTGAAGGCATTCACTACTATCGTGATGCGATTAATGATACTTGGGAAGATTATAAAACTCCATTAATGGCTATGTACGCAAAAGAAATTGAAACTCGTTTACTACTTAACAAACGAACTAGGAAAAAATGATAACTATAATTGATGCGCCATATCGATGGGCAATTCGTGGACAAAAGCTAATGATCATTGCAAGCAGTGATGAGACAGCTAATACTGGCTTTCGTTATGGTATCGATGTAACGATAGATTCTAAAGTATATACATTTACTGTTGCAGCTGCGCCGGATGGTAATTTGTATTTTGACCTTCAGCCATTACTGGATGATATGCGCAATTATGAGCCGTTAGATTGGCATTTCAAAACGAATGATACGTATGATGATTTGAGTGCAAAATATTTAGATTTTACGCTAAGCGAATATTGGATTGTAGATGGCGTGCTTACGCAAGCTGAAGGCAGTGAAGTAAATGGTGAAGAAACTATTTGCATAAATGGATATTTTCAAGTGCTCGATGGTTATAAGCCAGATGTTGAAACAGGAAATCGCGAAGTGCGGCAATCGCTGATAAATAATCAGAGTTATGCGATGAGCGATAGAAAATATAATACGCATAATCCAAATAGTGTTACTCAATTATCATTAAATTTCACGAATAATCCTGTTTACATACCATGCTTTGAAAGTGATTATGGACTGCTATCGATTCCAGCAACAAACACATATTTAAGTAATAATTATGTAGCATCTGTTGCGGTTGTACTTACAAAAGCTGACAACACTTTTGCGAGTGATGTAATTATTTTAAATGGATATGATATTGAAGCATTGCCTGTTTACCCAGCTAACTTAAATGATTGGTCAGGATTCAGCGCTAAACCTTCGAGCTTTCCAAACTGGAAGTATTATAGCGTTGTTGTTTTGAATGGAATTGTTGGAGAAAGCACTTCATACATTTTTTATAACGCTGGTGTTTACGGTCAAAAGGATTGCCGATATGATAACGTGCGCTTAGGTTGGGTTAATTCGCGTGGTGGTTGGGACTATTTCAACTTTATCAAAAAGTCAGAAACAACTGATGAAATAGACAGAAAGAAATATCGCAAGGTATTATTCAATAGTACAACTTCAGTATTCAATGCAAATAATAGAGGATTAACGGAAAGGCGAAATCTAGTGCAGCAAGTAATGAATATTACTTCCGACTTTATTCAAGAAAGTGAATTCTTATTCTTGCGCTCACTACTTGCCAGCAATCAAGTTAGTTGGATAACAGAGCGCAATGGCTCACCTATCGCAATACCTGTTAATCTTGATGATACTAGCTATGTAGAAAAGAAAACACGTGATGGCAAGTTGTATAATTTGACTTTAAAAGTAAGAATGGCTAACGAATACTGGACATAATATGAATGGAGAAGTACAATTAATTGTAACGAGTGGAAGCATTGATACTGCAACTTATAGTGGTACTCTATCCACGCAAAATGTCGCAGGATTAACAGTATTCTCTTTAAGTGGAAATACATCAGCACCTTTTCCTTGCAATGATCCGTCAATATTAACTTTAGTAGGCGGTGTGCTAACAGTGGAGGATGCTGATGTAAATGGCACTGCAAATATTATTGGATGGGATGCCAACACTTGTGAAATCACTATTGATAATGCGATTCAGTATAGTGGTGTTGTACCGGCAGATGACGCGTGCACAATTACCTATACAGTTAGCTCAATAGAACAAAAATATCTTGACCTATTCGAGAACGAAAGCATCAGCCAAAATTGGAAGTTTCAAGACTTGTCTAACTTCACAGCGCAAGGTGCATTTAGTAGGGAATTTAGAGTGCCATATAGCTATAATAACCAACAAGCACTTGGCGCAATCGTGGATGTAAATTCAAATGCTGGTGCAGAGAATTACTTCTTTTATAAGTTACCAGCTGAAATTAGAGTAGATACCTTACCGATAGCAACCGGATATTTGCGAGTACGCAAAGTATACAAGCAATTAAACCGAATCTCTGAAATCGAATTAGCATTTTATGCTGAAACGCCTGATTTAGTTAGGACGATAGGTGAAAAGAAGTTAAGTGATATTGCTGCACTTGCCGATTTGAATGAAGCAATTACGTATGCAAATGTTACAACTTCAACAGCTGATAGAATTTGGACTTTATGCGATCGTGGACAAAAATGGAGTGGTCTGCCCATTAGCGGTTTTCGTTCTTTGACTGATGTAAATAATCCAGTATTTCCTTCTGATTTAACACCAGCAATTAATTGGTGGTATTTGCTTTCTAATATTGTTAAAGAGGCAGGTTTTGATTTGGTAGCAGGTACGCTTCAAAATATTTTACAGGATTACTGGATGCCTTGGTGCAACACGCCACAACTAAGCGTGGTGGATATTTCAAATCAATATTTCTTTCGGGTATATCCAACGGTCAATAATACGTATTTTGGATTTGGCGCTAGTATACCTATGCAGGCAGATGCAGAAGTGTATGACAATAATAATAATTTTAATACAAGCACTTGGGAATATACAGTGCCAGTTGCAGGTGAGTATACATTCAGCGGGTTATTAAAGTCAGACCCAGCATCAGTTAGTAATGTCTCTTGGAACGTTGGTTTATTTATCAATACGGTCGCATCATATTATACAAGTGGAACAATTTCAACTACTGGATTGCAATACGTTCCATTTACATTTACAGTATCGCTATCACAAGGGGATACAATAGCTTTGGCATTGCAGTTAGTGAATGAATCATTGACTACTTTATATGCTGGAGATGGCAGTATTAGTAGCACATACTGGCAAATGAGTAATGTGAATCCATTGTATGGTTCACCTATTAATTATGCAGCAAATGCTCCTGATATGCGCCAAATAGATTTGGTCAATGATATTATTAAGATGCACAACTGTGCTATTGTTCCAAGTCGAGTAATTCCGAATCGTATTGCTATTGTGCCGCAAAATAGTTATTTAGGAACAGGTGATGTTTTAGATTGGACGAGTAAGCTGGATGTTTCTAAAGATGTAGTAATAAGTAGTACGGTAGATTTGCAAAAAGCAAAAGTGGAATTTACTTATGCTGCAGGAGATGATGCTTACAGCAAATTATATACAGCAAATAAACGTACTTATGGGGATTACAAAGTAGAAGGATATACGATTAATCCTTCAACAGCGCCAAGTAATTTTGCTATCGGTGAACAAAAAATTCAGCTAGTTACACGCAGTACACCAGCTGGCGTAGTTCCAAATTATCTGATACCTATTCCTTGCTTTTATGATGACAACTTAGAATTTGTTCCACCCGGCCCACGATGTTTATACAATGCTACAACGAATGCAGTAATTGCTTTACTAAATGATGGCACTAATAGTGCAAGTCCATTAACTGGCGTGGAAGTATTGAATCATTACAGTTCAATCTTTGTAAATATCGATGATGAAGATTTGAATTGGGCACCTGAAACGCCACCACACGATAACACCGTTACGGCTAATCCTTACAATAATCTTTTCAATAAATACTGGCGCACTTATATGAATGAGCTGTATTCGCCTGAAGCGCGAATCATGGAAGCTTCATTTGCGCTCAATTTAAAAGATATTTTAAGTTTTACTTTTGCAGATAAGATTTGGATTAACGATAGTTATTGGCGCATACTTGAAATTCAAGATTACAAAGTAGGTTTGAATGAAAGCACAAAAGTAAAACTACTGAAATTTGTGGATTATGTAGAAGATTGTAGCAGTGTGCCTTTCGCAGTTCAAACAAATGGCGAAGTGCTTTTTGTGGATGCTAATGAGGATATAGTTGAGCCAACACAAGATTGCTGTTCACGCTATGGATATTTCTGGGACGAAATTAATGGCGTGTGTTGGGCTTTTAATAACGGTGGTCAATTCAGAACTTCATTTGTCAATTCTAATAATGCGCCAAGAAATGGAGTAGAACAAGCATTTGCAAATCTCTCTATAAATACAAAATCAGTAATTAATGGAGATAACATAAATATTATTGGTAATAATCCTAACTCGTTGTTAGTTGGTAAGGATTTGAATCTTACTGACGCTGTCAATGGTAGCAATCTATTAGGCAAAAATACTATCACTAATTTACCCGGCTTGCATTTAGGCGGTGGTTATCGCGCTGGCAATCCGCTTAATGGTGAAACAGGATGGGCACAGACCGGAACGGTAATAATGCATTACAAAGATGCATGGATAGATGCTCAAATTTATGATCTCTTGGTTGAAGGCATTGCTGCTCGTTATATCGAATTACCAGACGATACGCTGTGGAGCTGTGTGATGAATGCGACTATACTTGATACTAATACAGGAAATTATTGCATAGGGCAATATTCATTTGGATTACAGGTAATAGGTGGCCTAGCTAATGCAACAGCCATTACTGCACTTAATGAAGTTAATGGCACTGCTTATACATTTGTTTATGATGTTGACACTACAACTAATACAGCTCAGCATCGAATCAATTTGCAAGTAAACGGACTTGGAATAACTACTGTAACCTTTATAGTTACGGCATCAATACAATACCAACAAAACAAATCAGCATAATGCATTCAATTAGAAACTCAATGCGATATATCCAACTCGGTATCGCACCAAAAGCAGAGCACAATTATTCACTACGCAAATGGCAGCGTGCTGTTTGGTTTATCACGTTATATGCGTGGCGTAGTTTAATTTTATTTGGACTTTGTTACTTAATCTATAACCTAATCTACTAATGGCACAACCGATTGTTCAAACATTCGTAATTGATACAACTGAAAGTGAACAGAATCTTAAAGATT